TGTCTAAGAAGTTTAGGTAAGCCTGTTATAGAAATAAATGTTGATGACGATCAAGTAGAAGATCGTATTGATGAAGGTATTCAATATTTTCAAGATTATCATTTTGATGCACTTGAAAAGACTTATATCAAACATAAAATAACTGGTTCTACACTTAAAATTGCATCAAATACAGGAGCATTTACTGTAGGAGAGACAATAACAGGCGGAACTTCTGATGCTGAAGCAACTGTTCATGCCGCTAATTCAACTATAATAACTTTTAAAGAACATAAAGACACAAACGATATTGCGAATAATAATACAACATCAAGTTTTTCAAATGGTGAAACAATAACTGGAGGCACAAGCGGTTCTACTGCAGTTGCCGACACAGATGCCGATTTAGTAACATTTGGAGATGTTGATAACCATTATATTCCATTGAATGATGCGGTTATTAGTGTTGTCAATATTTTTGATATTCAAGATACCACAGGTGGTCAGACTTCAAGTGATCTTTTTTCATTTAGATATCAATTTCATCTTAATGAAATGCCATTTTTAACATCTGGTTCAATTACAAATTATCAGATGTCTATGCAATATATCCAATTGTTAAATGATATTTTTGTCGGTAAAAAACCAATAAGATTTCAAAGACACACAAATCGTCTTTATCTTGATCTTGATTGGGCAAATGATGATATCAAAATTGATGAATATATCGTTGCAGAATGTTATAGAACTTTAGATCCAGATACTTATTCAGATGTTTACAATGACATGTTTCTTAAAAGATATGTTACTGCACTAATCAAAAGACAATGGGGTGCAAATCTAATTAAATATGATGGTGTTCAATTGCCAGGCGGTGCTACATTGAATGGCAGACAGTTATTTGATGATGCTCAAAACGAATTAAAAGAAATACAAGATGAAGTTCAATTAAGGTTTGAACTGCCTATTGACTTCATGGTCGGACCAGGACCTTTCTAATGACCACAAGCGTATATTTTAATCATTTTGAAAACACTTCAGAACAAGCCCTTCATCAAGATTTGATTATTGAATCAATCAAAAATTTTGGTATTGATGTATATTATATACCAAGAACTCTTATTAATGAAGATACACTATATGGTGAAGATGCAATATCAGAATTTACTAATGCACATTTGATTGAAATGTATGTAAAATCAGTAGATGGATTTGAGGGTGATGGTGACTTTATATCTCGTTTTGGATTAGAAATACGTGATCAAGTCATTTTTTCTGTAGCAAGAAGAAGATTTGATAATCTAGATATAAATTCACAAGACAGACCTCTAGAAGGTGATATAATTTTTCTACCATTGAATAAGAAAATATACGAAGTTCGGTTTGTAGAACATGAATCCATGTTTTATCAATTCGGTAAATTGCCAATCTTTGATCTTACTTGTGAATTGTTTCAATATGATGATCAAAAAATTGATACTGGTATTGCAGACATTGACAAAGTAGAAGACGAAAATGCTTATGCATTAGAATTAACGATGGGTTCAGGATCTGGTGAATATGTTGAAAATGAATATGTGTATGTTGGAACCGATCATGCATCCGCTAATACAAAAGCAAGAGTCATTTCTTGGAATACGACTGATAATACTTTAAAGATTACAGATGTTGTAGGATCATTTAGTGCAACATCAAATATCGTAGGAAATACGAGTGGGGCTTATTATACATTACAAACCGAACCAGATACTCAACAATTTGTAAATGACACATCGGCAAATAACTTCACTATTGAGACAGAAGCCGATGGAATTATAGATTTTTCTGAGTCAAATCCTTTTAGTGAAGGTAATATTTAAGCGGTTGCTTGCGGAGATAGTGTTATAATCCCTTCTACTATTCTTTCTATATCACCACCACTTTGAGTATATTCAACATCATAGTAATAACGACCGGCCGCCATGCTTGCAGTTTGTGTTGATGTAGCAGAGATTGTGACATTTGAACCAGAAACAGAAGTTGTAAACGCTAAAATTAAAGAACTATTAGAAGTATCATAAGATTTACGCATTTTGGCGGTACATGTGCCTGTACTGATAGTTACGTTTGAATTGTTTGCATCTTTGGTAGTAAAAACTTTTTCAAACGTACATCCTTGTTTGATTTCAAAGTTTCTACCTAATGTTTTGATTGTAAGTGCCATATGAATATTTATTAATAGTTAAGCGTTTGTTTCTTCTTCATAATATAACCAGGAAGTGACTGTAAATCCTGTTGGAATGATTTGGGTCCAAGAAGAACTACCTCTTGTTGCTATTGCTATACAATCATCAGAATAACCTCTGGCATAAGCATATCCATATCCAAAACCAAATCCATAACCTTTTGCAAAACCGTACCCATATCCTCTCAAACCACACCAGACTCCACAATATCTAGCACAATAATGGGCACACCATCTTGCACAATGAATTTGCCAACTTTTATTTAAATCTCCACCTCTACAACCACCGCTCGTTCCACCATCGGTGCCGGCTGAAGCAAAACCATTATAGCCTAATGCAATACAACAACCTTCACCATGCCTATTAATGGTGGTACTAACTGTTTTGGCTGTTGAACAATTACTGGCAATCGAATAAGAAGCGGATTGTTGTAGTTTACATACACCGTATGCTATCCAAGTTTTTCCGCTAGGAACAGAAGAAGTGTTAATAGAAGGAAGAGTGGCACTATTAATCGTATTTCTAAATACACCTTCATGCGTGTCTTGTTTCGGTACTATTCCTGTCATGATAATCTCCTAATCGGCAGTTGTAGTCTCGACAGCATATAACCAGGTAGTGACTGTAAATCCTGATGGTACGACTTGGGTCCAAGAAGAACTACCTCTTGTTGCTATTGCTATACATTCTTCTGAATATCCTCTAGCATAGGAATATCCATATCCAAAACCAAATCCATAACCTTTTGCAAATCCATATCCATAACCGGCTAAACCACAATATCTGGCGCAATATCTAGCACAATAATGGGCACACCATCTTGCACAATGTCTTTCCCAATTATTCCCTCCACCACAACAGCCTCCAGCAGTTCCAGCATCTGCTCCACCTGCAGTACCACCACCAGTTCCAAAATTACAAGTTGCAGTTGTAACACATCTCCCAGTGTCAGAAGCATTGCTTTTACTGGAATATGCCGCCGCTTCTTGTACTTTGGCGATACCAAAAGCCAACCATGTTTTACCTGCAGGAACACTTAAAGTTGTTATAGTGGGTAATGTTGCACTGTTAATTGTATATTTGAATACGGTACCTGTATCGGTTTTATGAGGTCCTACAATTCCTGTCATTGCAATCCATTAATTATAAGTAAGAGTTGACTTGTTCTACGTAATATAACCATGTGGTGACTGTGAAACCTGTAGGAACAACTTCTGTCCATGTTGAACTTCCATGTGTAGCAATTGCGGTACATTTACCTGCATATCCTCTTGCATGTGCATATCCATAACCGAATCCAAATCCATATCCATAACCGAATCCATAACCATAACCACCTAAACCACAATATCTGGCGCAATATCTAGCACAATAATGGGCGCAATATCTAGAACACCATCTTTCCCAATTATATCCTCCACCTCCACTTCCACCGCCCGTTCCACTGTCTGCGCCACTAGAAGTGCCGCCTTCTGTTCCAAAAGAACACACTGCCGTAGCGGTTGCTGAAGTGGAAGAACTGTCAGTAGCCGTTGAATATGCCGCCGACTCTGTTAATTTACAAACTCCATGTGCAACCCATGTTTTTCCGCTAGGAACAGACGTTGTTGTAATGGTCGGTAGAGTAGCAGAGTTAATAGTTGCTCTAAATAATCTTCCTGCCTCTGGTGCTATGACTCCTGACATAAAAACTCCAAAATGTTTATAATCTTATTATGGTATTATTTATAATAACTAAATATATATATGCTAGGACAAACTTTTTATCATCAAACATTAAGAAAATACGTTATCATATTCGGAACACTTTTCAATGATATCAATCTTGAAAAAACTGATGGTTCTGATAATGTAGTATCTCGTCAAAAAGTTCCTATCGCATATGGTCCTAAACAAAAGTTTATTCATAGAATTAGACAAGATCCAGATTTAGATCGTCAAGTTGCAATTTCATTACCAAGAATGAGTTTTGAAATGACTGCAATGGTTTACGATCCTGTTCGCAAATTAAATTCAGTAGGAACCATTAAAAATATTGCCGCTTCTACTGGTGGAGTGAACACTATGAGGAAGATGTTCAATCCAGTACCATATACAATGGATTTTCAATTGAGCATTTACGTTGATAATGCTGAAGATGGAACTCAAATTCTTGAACAAATATTACCATTCTTTACTCCTGAATTTAATGTCACGTTGAATGTCATTCCAGACATGAATGTGAAATTAGATGTTCCAATCATATTAAACGGTGCTTCTTTAGATGATACATATGATTCAGATTTTGAAACAAGAAGAACATTGATATGGACACTTGATTTTTTCGTCAAAGGTTTTATCTATCCTGACATTAAATCTTCAGATAAGATTATTCGTAAAATCATGGTTGATTTTAAAAAATATGATCAACCTGGACCAATACCAGAATTTGATAGAATGAGATTAGATTCAAGTTCAATAACGAGTGATGATTTTTTAAGATTGGAAGATAACAGATATTTTCTTATGGAAACAGGTGGTCACCAAGGTGACACAGTTAGTAGAATTACTGTTACGACTGAGGGCGGAGAGAGTGCAGTTGTATCAGCAAATGATAATGTTGATGCAAATACAACTATTACAATATTTAATCCTCCAATCTTTACTGATTTATCAACAGGAACAGATTCATGAGTGATACTTTTGCAGAATTGGACAAGATATTAAACGTTGCAGAAAATGCAGTGATTGAACGAGAGAAACCACCAAAGATTGAACCTCGTAAAAGTGATGATGAATTAGACACAGACTATCAATATGCAAGAGAAAATTATTACAATGTGATTGAACGTGGGCATGATGC